GGAGGCACATACTAATGGCTATCGATTATACAAGTTTACTTGGAACCCTCGGTGCTAGTGCCGTAGGTGCTTTAGGTACTAATTATGCAGCTAATCAAGCAGCTGGTAACGCTGCATCGTCAGCTCAAACAGCTGCACAGATGGCTCAATTCAGACCTGTAGGAGTTACTACTAGGTTTGGTAAGTCAGGCTTTAACTATGACCCCACAACTGGACAGCTGATTGGTGCTGGCTATCAGGTAGCTCCTGACGTAGCTGCAGCTCGTGAAGGTCTAATGGGATTGGCTGGTACTGGTATCGGTCAAGCTCAAGCTGCACAGGCTCAGCAAGCTGGTATTACTCAAGCTGGTCAAGGGTTGTTTAACTTAGGTGCTGGCTACATAGCTCAGACACCTCAAGCACAAGCTCAGCAGTACATTACTCAACAGCAGCAGTTACTTGCTCCCGGTCGTGAACAGTCACTGGCTAATCTAACTAACCAACAGCAACAGCAAGGTCGTTTAGGTCTAGCCACTGGTGGCACAATGGCTGGATACACTGCTGGTGCTCCCGGATTGCAAGCTACTAATCCTCAGATGGCTGCATACTACAATGCTATGGCTCAGCAGGATGCTCAGTTGGCTGCACAGGCTCAGTTGGCAGGTCAACAACAAGCTACATTCGGTCAAGGTTTGATGACTGGTGGTTTGAACTTGCAAGGTGCTGGTTATGGTTTGCAGACACAAGCTCTGGCTCCATATACTAATTATATGCAAGGTGCTACTAACCTAGAGAATCAAGGCTTAAATGCTTTGACTCAAGGTACTGCATTGGGTTCAGCAGGTTCTGCTCAAGCTCAGGCAGCTGCAAATCAATATGCAGCAGGTCAGTCAACTGCTAACCAAGCTCAACGTGCAGCTTTGCAGGGCACTGTAGCTGGCTTAACAGATCCTATTAGTCAGTTGATTAAAGGATTGTCTGCTCCATCTGCAACACCTTATCAACCAGCTGCTGTTAGCGGATACTTTGGATACTAATAAGGAATAACATGGCTACACAATCAATTCAAGGTTTGTTTGGAGGCATGGCTTCTCCTGAGGAAATGCAACGTCAAATGATAGAGCAGAAGGCTGCACAGTTTGCTGAGATGGGTCAAAACCAGCAACTTAGTTCAATGGCATACAAGGGTGGTGCTAACTTAGGACAAGGTTTAGCAGGTGCTTTTGGTGTGAACATTCAAGACCCTACTATTCAACGTGCTACCCGTTTGCGTCAACTTGCAAGTCAGTACAACACCAATACAGCCAAAGGTCTTCGTGACATGGCTAATGCTTTACAAGTTTCAGACCCTGAGTCAGCCTTTCAGTTAATTCAACGTGCTCAGGCAATGGAGACACAAGCTATTGAGGCACGAGGCAAAGAAGCTGAGGTTAGCTTAAAAGGTGCTCAAACAGCTAAAGTTGGTTTTGAAACTCAAGAATTATCCGATAAGCAAGCAGGTAAAAATGCTCGTGTTCAACTGTTAAGAGATGCTGGTCTGGGAGAGTCTGAGGCTATGGGCATTGCTTCTAATGATACAGCTTTTTCTAAGTATATAGAAACTAAGAAAGTACCAGTACCTTCTGACTATGCCGTACAAGCACAGAAACTTGGCTTTACAGCTAAGCCTTATCTGAGTGATTACACACCAGATCAAGTTAAGAAAATGGAAGATAACGTAGTGGCTAATAAGACAGCTATTGCTAAAGCTGGAGCTACAGTTAATAAGCCTGTGGATGTTGCAGCTATTATCAAAGAGATTGGTACAACGCAAGACATTAAAGATAAAGCTAATGTTTGGAAAACTGCTGGAGATGCTTATAAAGTGCAAGTTCCAATGGTTGAAAAGCTTAAAGAAGTTAGGAATAACCTGCCAGCAACATTTACAGGTACTTTCTCAGAGACTGCGCTACAGTTTGGTAAAGCATTATCAGCCTTTGGTGTACCTGTTGATGAGAATAAGTTGTCTAACACTGAGTACATGAACAGTGTTTCTTCACAGGTTCTACAGACTATTGCTCGTAACTTCCCCGGTTCATTGGCTGTTAAAGAGATGGATCAGTTGGTTAAGAGTAAGTTCAGCAGCCCACAACAGATCAAGACTATTGCACGTATCTTGAATGATCTGCAAACTGAGATTGAAGCTGGTACTAAGAGTTATGAACAACTGGCTAAGTTACCAGAGACTGAGCGTTACTCTAAAGACTTGAACTTGTTGACAGGTCAGAACTTTACTAAATTGAAGCGTTATCGTGATCTTGAAGACAAGGCTAGAGAAGCTTTGAAGACAAAACAACCAATGACTAAAGCAGAAGTTGAAGAAGCTCAGAAACTGCAAAAAGAACTAGAGGTTAAATAATATGGATTGGAGCACTGTGCCTGTTGAAGGCGAACAAATGCAAGCAGCTAACAAGTATCTTGCAGAACGTCAGGCAGCTCAGACTGCTGCCAAGTCTGATGAATTAACTTCTAAATCTGTACTTAGTCCTGAGTATCGTCCTCGTGGTATCTTGGGTGGTCAGGAAATTGGTGGACTAGCTGGTGGTATCACAGGTTTAATTGCAGGTGCTCCAGCTGGCCCTGTAGCTTCTGTTGGCTTAGGTATTTTAGGAGCTGGTGCTGGTGGTGCTTTTGGAGAAGGCGTAGAACAGTTTATACGTGGTGAGCCTATGTCAGGTAATCGCCTAGCTCAGGCTGGTTTTGAAGAGGCTGCTTGGGATGCTGCTGGTAACTTGGTGCTCAAAGGAGCTGCTAAAACTATCCGCTTTGGAGCTGATAAGTTAGGTTTTACTAAGAAAGACATTCCTGATGCTAATCAAGCAGCTCAGGATTTCCTTACTAAGTATGGTTCTTCATTACCACTAGCTGCCCGTACAGGTAGCAATATAGATGATGCCATTGAAGGTTTTGTCTATACACCAGCTACCTTTGACATCTTTAAGAAGAAACAACAAGAGATCTCTGATGCTTTGCAGACAGGTCAGAAAGATGTGTTGTCTAGTTTTGCCAAGACTCCTGAGTTTGAACAAGCACTTCGTAGTGGTTCATCAACTCAGAAGGCTTCAGGTGAGGTATTACAGAACTTTATTAAGCAAGGTGAAACAAGCCTTAGTGAAGCTGTAGCACCTCTTTATACAAATATATTTAAAGATACAGATTCTCGTGTATCTATGTTTAGTGTAAAGCAGTGGGCACAGAAGGAACTATCTGATCCAGCAGCTTTGACAGCAGGTCAAAAGAGTATCTTAAAAGAACTAGATACTTTACCCCCTCAAGTAGATGTAAACTTAATTCATAAGCTTCGTTCACGTTACTTAGCTGAGAACAGAGATAAGTATTCTAATTCTCTAGGTTCTGAGAAAGATTCTAGAGCTTCAAAGACAATCTCTGAGTTAATTGATAAGCTTGATGGAGCGATGGACTTCACAGCGGGAAGAACATTGAATCCTGCAACATTGGCTGAATATAAAACTGTAACTAAGACATACCGTGAGGGTATTCAAGGCTTACAAACAGACTCTATTCAAGAAGCCATGTCTAAGAACCCTGAAGAGGTAGGAGCTTTCCTGTTTGCTTCGGGTAAGGAAACACCTATCTCTCAGCTTTATAAGTCTGTAGCTGCAGCTGGTACGTTGTCTAAGAAGTCTTCTAAGGAAGTATTAGATTCTCTTCGTATTGGTTATCTTGATGCGCTTACTCACACACCTGAGAATATGCTTAAGTTTGCTAATCAGGTAGAGCAGAACAAAGCAACACAGAATACATTTAAAGCTTTATTTAGTGGCACACCTCAGTATAACGCTATCTTGGCTATGAATGAAGCTGCTAAGAAAGGTCTAGTATCTGTTGAAAGACAACCCGGACTTAACCTACGTACAGGTGCTGCTGTGGCTAACATTGGTGCTCCTGTATTGGCTGTAGGTACTGGTTATGCTTTCTTGTTAAGCCCTGAGCAACAACAGAAGATTAAAGATAACTTTGTTGAAGCTAGTATTGCAGGTGGTGGTCTAATTCTAAGTCAGCGTAAGTTGGCTAAGATCATGGCTGATCCTAAAGGTGCTAAAGCTATCACATACCTAGCTCAAGCTAAAGATAAACTTGGAAGTCCTACAGCATTTACTAAGTTGGTTGTAGAACCTCTGGCTAACTTCTTTGGCCCTTCTAATGAGTCAGGCGATACAGGAATGTTTGGTCAGTCAATGGGTGTAGACTGGTCTTCAATCCCCACTAAGTAACCATCATGAGAAAGCTAATAGTAGTCCTACTAACCCTAGGACTTTTAGCTTCTACTCCCTCTAGTTCTTCTGATAACTGCAGTGTACGTGAGTTTTATGGTATAGCCTACACAGTACATAATCCTACTGAGCGTCACCAACAGATGTCTAGGTGGCTTACAAATCATCAGACATTGTGTAAAAGTTCCGACATGGTGGTTATATGGAACAATCTGAGTGAATGGGCTGGAAGTGCAGATAGTGCAGAACTAAGGCACAAGGTTATTATTGCTTATAAGAATGCTTTATCGAGGGAGTCTAAGTGATTACCTTAGATAAGCTCTATCCGATGGTAGAGCCTAAGCAAGGTGTAGAAGCTATGGCCTTTAATAAGGCAGTAGAGCGTGTACGGGAAGAATATAAACAAGCTATAGAAGCTAACAGGATTGAATTAGCTACTCTTCAATTAGAGCTTGAGCTGTATAACAAGAAGGCTAGAGTTCAACAGATAGAACTCCAAGTATTTAACAAACCATCAATAATAGACACATACGCATAGGAGATTGATAATTATGGATGATGTGAAAAGTAAACTAACTTTCTATGTTACTTTCATGGTTAGTTTTACATTGTGTATATCAGTGTTAGCCATGATGTCTGCATTTGTCTTAGGACTATGGGCTAGGGAAGTTGATAATGCTGAGATATTCAAACTATTATCTCCAGCCTTTCAAACTATTATCGGTGGCTTTATTGGCCTATTAGCAGGTGTGAAGTTATCTCACGATGACGATAAGAAACATTGTAACAGAAGGGATTGATTATGTTAGATATGTTAGGTGGTGGTTTACTCGGTAGTATCTTCGGAGGTCTATTCCGAATGGCCCCCGAAGTACTTAAGTGGTTAGACAAGAAGAATGAAAGAGCACATGAGCTGAACATGTTTCAGTTCCAGTGTCAATTAGAAGCTCAGAGAGGCCAACAGAAGTTAGCTGAGATAGGTGCTCAACGTGAAGCTGCTATTGATGTGGGTGTCATGGATGCCTTCCAGTCAGCTATTGAGCAACAGACTGAGATGGTTAAGGCTGCTGGAGCTGGATGGGTAGCCTCATTGTCAGCCTCTGTACGTCCTGTGGTGACTTACTGGATTCTAGCCCTGTGGTCATTTGTGCACATCTGGTTGTCCTACAATGCTTGGGTGTCAGGTATGCCTCCATTGGATGTCTTTAAAGTTATGATGTCAGCTGACTTTGCAGCCTTGGTATCAGGTACTTTGAACTACTGGTTCCTTGACCGTACACTGGCTAAACGAGGTCTGTAATGGATCTGAGTATTGCAGCTGAGCTGTGCAAGAGGTTTGAAGGGTTTAGAAGTAAGCCCTACCTCTGTCCTGCCAATGTAGCTACGATAGGTTATGGCAGTACATACTATGCTAACGGTACTAAGGTAACTCTGCAGGATGCTCACATGAGTGAACCTGAGGCTGCAGAGCTTCTCTTGAAGGAGCTTGAGCATACTTACCTGCCGGGTGTCTTAAGATATTGTCCTATTCTAGCTACTGACAACAGGAAGCTTAATGCCATCGTTGACTTCACCTACAATCTGGGTGTTGGTAGACTACAAAGCAGTACCCTGAGAAGGAAGATTAATGCTCAGGAATGGGATGCAGCTAAGGAAGAGCTACTGAAGTGGAACAAGGGAGGCGGTAAAGTACTTGCTGGCCTTGATAAGCGAAGGAAAGCTGAGATAGCACTGTTCTAAGATACAGAAAAGCCCCAAAGGATCACTCCTAAGGGGCTTTTTAGTTAGAATATAAAAGCTAGTGTTATAAAGCCTATGTGTAAGTAGATGACTTGATTAGCTTCCTCTGACATCTTATCATTCTCATCCATGATGTAGAGTTCATCAGCCTCTATACCAAAGACTAAACCAGTCTTAAATTCAAAGTCAAGTATCATATCTCACACGCACCAGCGGTACACGCTAGTGTCTGAGCACCTTCTACGTTGTCAGTGCCTTCAACCAGCTTGTCCCAGTCAATACCAGCTGGCATAGCAGCAACCATTGCATGATACTCTTCCTCAGTCATGGACTCATAAGGAGCTTGTCGGTATGTTCCACCATCCATAGGTAAGAAGCTCACACCTGTAATCTCATCAAAGTTATTCCACACCCATGCACCAACTTCAGGCCACTCAGTCTCAGTCACTGAGATAGTCACTGAAGGCTTATGTTCACAGTAGTGACGCTGGAACAAGAGCCACAGCTTCAAGTGTTGGAGAGCATTCAAGTCTTCACGCAGTACAGCACCCTTCTCAACCTTCATGGGGAAGCTAAAGATAGTTGTGCTATCTGGCTTCATCACACACAGCTCAGACGGGAACCCTTGCTCTTTCAAGAATGCAGTCAGAGGGTCTTTGTTATCAGAGCGTACACGACGAATAAAGTACTGACTGTGCTGAGGGTGGATGCCACTAGCAGTGCCTGTAAGCTGAGAGACAGTTCCCTCTGGCTTAATGGCAGTAATGGCAGCACTACGATTAATACCGATAGCGTCAGCAAACTCAGCGTTAGTGTCAATAGCAACATTCTTCAGTCCTTCCAAGATAGCTGGCAACTCAGTGTTATCAGGGTCATTGAGTAAAGCATTATCCAAGATACCAGTCATAGACACACCCAACAAACGCTCATCTTCAGTGTTTGTCTGCCACACCTTACGAAGGTACGGGAAGTTAGTCATCGTCGATTGAAAAGTCCCCAGAATAGTAGCCAAGCGCACTTTATTCCGTAGAGTATCCACACTATCATCGCTCCGAACAATAACAGAAGACAGATTACAAAATTGATAAGGTCTAAGGATAATCTCACTGCAAGGGTTTGTACCCCATTCTTTACCCAATTCCCTACGTCCACTCTTAGCTGCTTGAAGTTCACTTGCATAACGATTAAAGATGCCTCGCTCTCCAGAATGTGATTCATAAATGCTTGACCACTCACGCATGAACTTACCTACGTCAGGCTTGACCTCGTAGATGGCACTGTTGTTAGCCAAGGCACGTTGACCATTACCGTCCCACCAGTTACCAGCTTTAGCGTGAGCCATACGGTCATCACTCAAGTCTGACAGGGAGATCATTGCTGATCGTCGTACACCGCCAACAACCACGACCTCTCCGACCTTACATAGAATATCGTGTGCTTCAAGCGAGGTGAGCTTCCGTCCAACCGCTCTATGGAACTTTGCAACCACATATTTGAACAAGTCAACAAGTGGCTCCGGCCCTGATGCTCTTCCACCAAAAGTCTTGAGTCTCGCTCCTGCCGGACGTACACCCGAAACATCCCACTTAGGCACTTCTCCAGCGTATAGCAAGGCAATAACTTGTCGTAAGGCTTTAGCCCATCCCTCTTTGGAGTCCTTAACATTAATGACAGTGCCACTATTGTACAACTCAGTTGGAATCTCAGGTAACTTAGATACATACTTTTGCTCCACACTAAAGCCTACACCTGTTCCACATAACAGAATATACATAGCCTCATCAAAGGCTTTGGGATCATCAATGGGTAGGTATGAACAGTTATAACCTGCAATGTTCTGACGCTCTAAAGCATCACCAGCTGTCATGATGCTACGCATTGATGGCATCACTTCTAAGTTAGTTACAGCAGTCTGCAGTTGTTCACGCATTGCATTACTTAGCGGATAGTTATGCTTGTCTTTCAAGTGCTTAGTCATGAAGTCAAAGTAGCGATTCACAGTCTCAGGCCAGTGCTCTCTCCGGCCTTTATCATCCAAGTAGCGAGAGTAGCGGCTCTTGCCAATGTATTCTTGGTATGGTGTCATAATAGTTGTCATTTAGTCTAGTTCCTTTATTAAATATTCTTGTTTCTTCTCAATCACATCATCAAATCTTTCGACAAGGTCATCACTCTGGAGTCCTAACAGTTCCACGAGTGTGACCTCATCTAAACGCTTGAGAGCCTCTTTCAGTTCTTCAAATGTTATGTTTAACACGTTTATCAATCTCTCTGTCAATGTACCACTTAGCCTTCTTCAGGTCTTCAATGGCATCTGACTTAAGGTCACAACGCCAGATGTACTTGATTGCATTGCCCAAATTAAAGCTCATGTGTTCTGTAACTTGGATACATTCAATACCTGACGGGTGCTCAGTGTAGTGTCTAGGTTTCTCAATCGGACTCCACTTCTGATACCCAGCGTCATCGTCATTATCATCAACCCATTCTTTAATGGCTTCACTGAGAGGCTTTGCTGCTTCTCTAATGAAAATGCTACGATTAACCCACTTGTCATAACCTTCACAGTCATTGCAGGGGTGTATTTTACCATCTAGTTCACTGTAAAAGCAAGTCTTACATTCAACTGTTGCCATATTTCCTCCCAAGATATTCAACACTTAAAAACATTTCATCGAAGTGACCATCCTGTACTTCATTCATCATCAGTAATCCTCTCCAGTGTCTGTTACTTAGTTGATCCATATAACTCTCATCGTGTAGATAGTAAGAGCCAACGATGATAGCACAAATAGGCTTCCCATCAGCACGCTTACCATAGGCAATTTGCTTTCCTTGTTGGTGTCCTGCAACACAAGACATGTGAAGCTTGTTAATGATAGCACTAGCAGCACCTGCTGGACGTCCCATTGCACCAACAGGCCAATAATGGTTAAAGCCAACACCATTAATGAACACAGGATGAAGAAACCCGTGTACTTCCCAGTCTTTCTCATACTCAAGATCCTTTGTAGATATTAAGCCTTCCAGTGTAGGATTGTTATTAACAGCCCTATCGATACGGTTCTCATGATTGCCTAGAGTCATCACCATACGAGGCTTGTACACCTTGTGCTTAGATTCCTTCTGAGACTTCTGAGCTTCCCTCAAAGGAGCCAGTAACAACTTCATGGCCTCCTTAGCAGCCTCAACGTCCTTCTTGTAGCGCAGACCTTCAAAGTACTTACTCCCTTTGATGTCATGGCTACTAAGACTTGGCATATCTGCAAAGTCACCTATGTTAACCACCACATCAGGTTTGTAATCGACAATGGCTTTACCAGCCCATGTCAAGTGCTCCAAAGGTACACCTTCTTTAATCTGACAGTCCGGTATGACTAAAATCTTCAACATCATCTCCTTCCACTGTTAGTCTCTCACCTTCACGTAAGCCAGCTTTGATGGCCTCTAGGATACCAAAGGTAAGGAGTGATTGAGCTTCAGCATGAGTCAAGTCAAACTGATATGTTGCATCTCCATTGGAGTGCTCTTTAATCAGATTTACGTTCACTTTCAGCCTCCTTTAGAAACGCCTGAGCATCACCAACGTACATGAAGTAACCGAGACACACAGCAATGGCTGCATTGACTTTCAAGTTATCCTCAATGTCCTCAGGATGGCTACTGAATCCACCATTGATAGTATTCAGGTAAGACTCTTTGAGCTTACTGACTACCAGTACATCTGTGAAGTCATCCCAAGCATTACGAAGATCAGCTGACTTCTCAAGTTCTTTAATAAGGTTATCTAACATAATTATTTACCCTTTTCCTTTAACCATGACAGTGGAATATCTTTATCGGCATACTTGAATCCATGCTTAGTGCACCAATCCCCGTATGTAGTTTGGCTTATCTTTGAGAGTTTAGACCTAGAGTTACTGAAGACAAATCTAATATCAAGTTCAGGATGTTGTTCCTTCACCATCAAGTGTTTCTGTCTGTCAGCAGTCACGAACCTGCCCTTGCTCTCAATGATAATACCGTTACTCAGTAGTAAGAAGTCAGGAGTGTATGTACGCTTCTTCTCAGGCTGCGTATATCCAATCACTAGCTTCTCATACTCAAAAGGAATACCTAAGGCTGTTAAGTTATCAGCTATCTTGTCCTCTAAGCCTGACCTGAACCCATGCTTCAAAGCTACTTGTCTAACTGTCAGTGGCTTCTTACGCTTAGGCTTCATCTGACTTTGTCCTGTGATACTGGTGCAGTAAAGCTCCGAAGGCATCTGTAAACTCTTCATCGTGGTTTAGCTTACCCATTGTAAACATAATGGCATGAACTAACTCATGGTAGAAGGTTTGCTCAGTACTTTGTTTGTTCATTCCACTACGAATTGAGATAGTCTGTTTCTCAGAATCACACTTACCCATATCGTCTAAATGATTAACAAACTCTACTGTCCAGACTGCTCCTGCGAGACTGAAGGTGGCTGCCACATCTGGTTTGGTTCCCTTCTTAGCCATAGGAGCTTTCCATTTTCCAATACCCTGTCAGTATTGCCGTCATAAGCTTTGATACAAGCTGCATATAATTCCTCTTCGGTTGTACAGTCTTTGAGAATCTTATCAGCCTTTACAGGGCCAATACCTCGGATACCTTCAATGTTATCAACTCTGTCACCTGTCAGTATCTGTTTATAGAAACTGTACAAGCCTTCAAACTCAGTAACATAATACTCCTCATCCTTTACAGGATTATAGTGCCACCCCGGTAACTGATCTAGATCCTTGTCAACGTGGACGATCCAGTAGTTACCTTCAGTGGACGCTATGCCTACAGCATCATCAGCTTCCTCGTTCTCAGACATCTTAGCACCGAGCTTCATGAGATGGTTTCTGAGAGCATCGTAATGTTTAGGCTTGGGAGCATCTTTACGATTACCTTTGTAAGGAACAGTGGTAGCTATCTCAAATCTAAAGTTAGTTTTACCTGTAATCCAAGCTCTGTAGTCATCACACTTCAGACGCATATAGATGATGTCGGTAAACCACTCTGTGAGTCGATTTAGTGCCCACTGTTCTTCTTCTTCCTCATTGGAGAAGCCAACTTTATAAACTAAAAAGTCAGCATCTACAATAGCCTCAGTAGGCTTATCAGTCACCTGACGGTTAGAGGACATCGTCCGCTGTCTCTGTTGCTTCTTCACCTTCAGGAGAGTAGACTTTCAACTCAGTAATGATGAGTTTCTTAATTGAGGGTGCAGCACCAAACTTAGCTGACATCTTGTGGCGGTATGAGGAGACAACTGCGTGACACTTAGTACCATTACCCATCATGGCAATGTCTACAGGATTACCTTCCTCATCCACAGGTGTGAACAAGTAAGTTGACTTAGCAACAATAAAGTTACCCATGCTCTCTTTGTTCTTGATGTTGATGCCAAGCTCTTTAAGCTTCTCACAAGCTGCATCACTCAAGTTACCAATGGTACATTCGTACTTCTTGTTGTCTTCGTTAAACTTAGTGTTAAAGGTGTTCATCCAGTTACTCCAGAAGATTTCACCAGCAACTTTAACGGGTTTCAGTGTATCAATACTCATTTCATTTTCCTTTAGTTTCTACTATCAATGCAGCTCTTGGGACGGGTGAGCTGTATTACCCGATGCTAGATCTTCTAAGTGCACAAGTGCTGATAAGAGCACAGTGTACACCTCTTCAAGGTCTAGATCCTCTCCTATCTTAATCTTGAAAGTTTCCCCTTCAACACTAAATAGAATCTGATTCTTGTCAATGTGTTTCACGCCAGTTGTTACCAATTTTAAACTCCCCGTCTAATGGACAACGAAGCTTAAAGTGTTCACCAGCTTCAACGATACTTTGCTTTGCAGCCTCACCTACTATTGTAGCATATATCTTAGGAACTTCAAGTTGAAATTCATCATGGACATTAGCTACTAGCTTCACAGGCCACTTGTTAGCCTTAGTCTTATCATAAAATAGTACTAAAGCTTTCTTCATTACGATTGCACCTGCACCTTGAAGGAGGGAATTAAGAGCTGCGTGTTCCGAGCGTACCCATATCTTACGACCATCAAGCCCCGGTACAAAGCCCTTACCCGCATATCTGCTAACCGTACTTCTAAGACGTTGTAAGGCTGGTGTGTTCGTAAGAAAGGCATCGATAAGTTTCTGTCCCGCTTTAGAATTACCACCGACAATGGAGCCAATCTTAGCTGGCCCTGCACCGTATAGGAATGCGTAAATAAATGTCTTCGCTTGATCCCTTGTCTGTAAACCTGCAGCTTTCTGGTTCTGCGTGTGAACATCAGTTCCATCCTTTGATGATCCTTCAGTGACCGTTTTAACATAATCTTCATCTTTCATATAATGTGCAAGCATACGAAGCTCAAGGCCACTAGCGTCGCAACCAACCAATACGTTACCTGCTTCCACAGTCCAACATTCTCTGCACTCTGGGCCATAAATACTTCCAGCATTAGGAATCTGTGCCATGTTAGGACTACTGTGTGTCATCCTACCAGTTACAGCTCCATTCGTTATTACCTTACCGTGAACTCTACCGTCCTTACCCACAGCCTCTAGCCAGCTTTCAATCTGAGCTACTCGTTTCTGCAGCATCAAGTATTCAGCAATCATCTGAGCCTCAGGTAGAGGAACCTTAGCAAGTACAGACTCATCGACAATAGCCTGACCCTTCTCAGTGAACACCTTAGGCTTCCATCCTAGCTCCATCAGTTTCTCTCCAATTTGCTTTCTACTTCCGGGATTGAAAGTATCAATGCAGTCTTTAATGGGCTTTCCACTGGTTTTGTGGAACCTTTGTGTGATGACTGGAGGCCATCTCTCTTGCATCTGTTCATAGATTCCTGCCATCTTTCCCTTGATGTCAGCAAGTAAACAGGTTGTATAGGCTTGATCGAGTTTGAATCCATGACGTTCCTGTTCAGCAATGATAGATGCTACCTTATGTTCAAGAGTAAGGCTTTCTTGTGAAAAGTCCTTCTTAGTGAATTCATCAGTAAGATGCTTATAAAGATTGCAAGTGACCTCAACGTCCCTAATGCAATAATGCTCAAGAAGACCCATGTGAGGAACATCAAAGCACTCACCCTTGTACTCCTCTCGTTTGTCCATTAACCATTGCCACACTCCTTTGTAGTTAACCTTCTTCACCTTCAATCTCTCGCCCCAAGCGTCTAAGCTGTGACCGTTCTCTACTGAGGGATCTAGCAGTCTTGAGGCTATCAGTGTATCGAACACTTGGTTCAAGCGAATCTTCGTACTCCAAAGCCTGTTGAGTATCGAGAAATCGAAGCTTATCCCGTTGTGGGCTACTATCAATGTAACGTCCTTTAAATACTCCACGAGGCTGTCTGCTGCTTTCCATACGTTCACTTCTCCACTGTCAATGTCCTTAGTTACCACCATCCAAATCGTGTTGTGATCTAAGGTTGTCTCTATGTCCAATACGATACGCTTCATATTCCGCTTTCAAGTCTTCATAGTGGTGAATGAGTAACTGATACTTATCCTGCATTTCATAGTACTTAGTCTCCAAGTCAAGCATTCTACCAGCTATCGTGTCTACGTCAATCATGTTTTCCTCTATACGTTAGTTCAGGACAATGATACACAGGAACTTCTTTCCAGTTAGGGTGATAAGCTGACTTAATTATCACACCCTCATAACCACTCTGAGTGTTTGCTTTCTTAAGCCTTGCTTTGTATGCTCGTTTGTGTGCATACTTTCTTTCCCTGTTCTTCTCAGCCCACTCACGAGTATTGCGTTTCCTCTGTGCAATCCGTTGTTCAATGACTTCAGGTGATACACCTCTAGCAATCATTCCTTCAACCCACTTACTCATTTTGCAGCCTCCATGTACAGCCCCACGTTACCCAGTGCATAACCTACAAAGGCTATACCCAGACCAATATTCCCTTTGACGATCAAGTCAATGGCTACGATAGTGTAAACCACTCCAACTACAGCAATTAACCATGCACTCATAATATCTCCTCTTGCACTTCAACCATACGTCCAGTATTCATGTCATACTTCAGCACACAAGCTGGGCCTGTGTAGCCATTGTAACGATTCTTAGCCACAGCCACCTTAGTCATGTGACGTTCATTGTCATCTGCTGCCATGCTATTACGCTCCAAGGTAATCACAGCATCACTCAGCTGAGCAATAGCACCTGAGCCTCTGAGCTGAGACAATGACACACTGCCTCCATCTTCGTGCCCTTGGTTCCCTTGCAGTCTACGAAGGTGACTGACACAGATCAAGGTAATCTCCAGCTCTTGAACCAGTGTACGAAGCTTCGTCATCATGTTATCAATAGCCTTACGCTCATCTCCATTGTCTTGACCAGATATAACAATACTGATGTGGTCAAGAAAGATAACCCTGCAATCGCAAGCTTTAGCCATGTATCGGATTCTGTTGGCAATGTTGTCAACGTCACTGCTACCGAAATGGTCAAAGAGATACACACGATTAGTACCAAGTGTTGCATCGAAAGCATCTTTAAGTTCCTTCTCAGTTGTTGGTGTGTCAGGTAAGTGCAGAAGCTTGTTAGCGTGTAACGACATAATGCTTCTAGCTGTCTTTCGAGTGGACTCTTCAAGGAATAACCCTCCAACATTCCACTTGGTAGTGTTCAGTATATTGAACAATATCTCTCGCAGAAATTGACTCTTACCTAGTCCACTACCTGCTGTGACTGTGATTAACTCCGATGGACGCATACCATAGAGGAGCTTATTCAAGCCCTTCCAAGGGTACATAGCCTCAGCCTTAGCCTCAGGTTTAATCACTTCTTCCCACAGTGATGCAGCATTAATAATCCCGTCTGGGATGTACACCTCAGCTCTCCACCACTCATTCACAAACTCTTTGGTAGCACCTGCAATCAAGTAGTCACAGGCATCTTTGTAGCCACTCAAATGCTTCACAATCTTAGCCTTCTGACCAAACAGTTCAGCTACCTCTTTAGAAGCTTTCTTACCCGGCTCATCAGCATCAAAGCAGATGACAATACTGTCAAAGGAGTTAAGCCACTCATACTGTGTCTTGCAGTCCTTTAAAGCAGCCTGTGCACCGTTCCTGACTGACACCACAGGGTAGAGGCTACCATTCATCTGAAAAGCTGCTAGAGCGTCAAGTTCTCCCTCAGTGATGGTGACTGCTTTGCCACCAGCGTGAAAGAGCTGCTGTCCGAAAAGCCTAGCATTCGTGAATGTTCCAAGAATGCTGAAAGTTTTGTCTGCCACTCTTCTAAGTTTTGCTGCAACTGTTGTTCCGGCATCGTCAGTGTAAGGATAAAAGTGTTGTCCATTCTCTTGTGTAACTCCATATTTCTCACAGGTTTGCTGGGTAATACCTCTGTCAGGTATCGCTTTAATGGTTCCTTTGATGTCTAACATCTGGGTCTTTCTTTGTGGCACAGCCACTCTAGGTGCTACATCTTGTCCATGGGCATAGGTGTGGCATGAAAAGCAGTAGGTGTGGTCATCGTCATACAAGCCATTGGCATCTGAGCTACCACAGGCATCACAGGCAATATGCTTGATAAGCTTTGACTCAGGTACTAGATTGAGTTTCATCCCTGTCCTTACGTAGTTCTTCAATGACCTTCAATGCTCTCACATCGAGGTAGCCATAGTAAATTTCACCTCGAAGCTGGAAGGCTGTAAAGTTCTCCAGCAGGGCTAGACAATCAGCCTTTAACTTATCATCTTCAGCAGTGTCACCAAAGTGTGACGGGAAAGGCCAAGGTTTATTCTCATCAATAGTCATTTACTTAGTACCAGTTTAATTAAAGTTACGATGAAGACAAATATAGCCATCACCATGCGAAGGGGTCTTCCTGAGCCGCTACGTGACCGTTATGAGCCTTGTTCAAGACTGCCTCAGCAACATGAGACATAACCTTATCACGACCATTGTTCATAACTAATTCAGCCATACTGTCAATGACAGACCAATACCAGCATTCATACTGTACCAAGTCCATGTCAAAGTCATCATCATTCATCATTTCTATAGACATAAAATTATCCTTTCAAGGGTTGTTGTCTACTTTAAAGTCTTTATAAGTATATTACTTAAATAATACTTATATAGTGTATTTAACTTCTATGAATCATCCTAGATACTTTGTAGTATCTTTAAAGTTAGGGTAGCACACTTTGTACAGTTTGTCAATGCTCTCCTTCAGTGTTGGTGTCGCTAACGTGACAGTCATCCTGTTCTTCAGTCTCAGCACTGTCATCAATGTCATCCGAAGATATAAGGTCTTTACGATCCTTTGTTGGCAGATGTGAGTCAGCCTGTACCGCTTTAAAGCATTGCTGGCATAGGTCAATGAATGTACCTGTCACTGCGTGTTTTCTAGTGGCTTCGTAGTCTGTCAATGCTCGATCACAGGCTAAGCATCTCATACATCCTCCCTGACTTCAATCAAGTCCATCATGTCAGGGTCATACCCAAGCTGCTCATAGACCATGCTTTCAGCCTCCTCTTCACTAGAAGCATACACCCATATATCCATTGTCGGGCTTACCTGATAACAGTATTCATTCTTCATTTTCTTTGGTTCCTTTATCCAGTCTTTTATGTCAATATCTGAGATCATAGCACCTCCACCATTAAGTTGTTAAAATGTAGGCTAAAACAGCCCTTTAAAGCCCTTTAAAGGCTATTCTCAAAGTCAATCCCTGCCTGAGTATCTCTCTCAGCTTTATATTTCTTTGATCCCTGCCATTCAAGGTCTGACCACTGACTATGTGAGATTACATCAAGCACATTTAAGCCTTTATAGAACACCATGTCCAAGTCCCTGCAGTCACCATCTTCGTCAATCTGACATTGAACAGTAACGATAGCCCCTGAATCTTCTAATTCACCTACAAAATGAAAGGTTATTGTGTCGATAGTCATTGTGTTGGTTCCTTTCGTTCTACATAGTTGGCAAATAGCCACTTATCACCTAGGTTTCTGATTGATCTCACCCATTTAAGCCTATAACTTCGTCGCACGTGTTCCGGTACGTCATAAGACTTGAAAAGCTCACGTGAGTGTTTTAGTAGTTTAGTATTCATTCTGTTGTTTCCTTTATATCTTCAAAGTCTAAGTCTACACTTACAAAGTACAGTGACCGTCCATCCTTTAATTGCAAATAGCAGAATGGGTGATCGTCAGGGTCTGCAGGGTCATTGCCCTGTGTTGCCCCTTCCAGTTCCTTTGCACTGATATACAGGTCATCGTCTAGCGTGTCGTAATTGCTAAAGGTGCGTGAGGCAGGGACAGAGAAGCCCTCCTCTGCTAGGTCGTCTCTCATACGTGCTTTATAGGTCATTCTGTTGTCTCCTTTGTGTACTCAATAGCCTGTAGCCAAAGCTCCCAAGCATCTTCGATACTGTTCCAGTATTCAGCCCCTTCCCTGACAAGTTGCTGATCTCTAAAGCTTCCCTCTTGAGCCTTGTCCCTGTATTCAAAGAAATACTCAATCTCATGCGTGGGTGCATTGCCCATACAAAGCCTGTATGCTTTGATAAATGCTTGTTGTTCATTAGTCATAATGTTACTGTTTCCCTATATAGTATTGATAGACAATTATCTGCAGTTCCAAAGCTCTTCAAGAGCATCATCGAGGCCAATATTGTCAGTGAATTTGGCTGTGCATGAGTCAGCCCACCAGTGGCCTTCTACAGTGTTTGTGCGAGTGTTAACCCATATATTAGGCCCACCAAAGGCCACCAGTACACGAGCACCTAAATATTCACCCTTTCCATTGACAATGTATTCAATATCTAAAGCATCTTGAAGGTAGTCAAAGGCTGTCATCTGCTCCTCATCAGCGTTTAGATCATCATCACCAAAGCCATTTGTAAGAGTGTCGGCAATGTGTTGCACAAAGTTTGCTTTTGTCATCTTGTTTCCTTAAAGGTAGGCCATAGCCTGAGTTACTGCGACAGTGCAGTGCATAGCAGTCTGTCACACTGCTACACAATAGGCTGTCACTAATGTGACTCACTGATACAGGACATCAAAGTATGCGAGTGCACCACCCGCCAACATTAGGCCGATAAGTACTGCGAAGCATATGTCTATAATCTTTTCAATCATTTTAGTTCCTCTGTGATTGTGGTGAATGATACTGGTAAACCGTCGAAGTTGTCAGTGTACCATGCAAGCTCATGTTGTACCCTGTCTTTAGAGGCACTGGCAAAGCCTACATAATCCCCGTCGACAAAGCCCTCCAATGAATATGAATGGATGCCGTATTGATCTTTGTACGTGATGTGAATGAGTTGTTGTTTCATGTTGGTTCCTTAGTATGAATCGTTTAAATCTTTGAGGGCTTTAGCAAGCTCACCCACTGTTTCATGTAGACGCTTTTTATAATCCTCTACTTCACCCTCAGCTAAATCTAGCTCGAGGTTATGTTGAATCCAGTTTACTGTTTTCACAAAGTCAATTTCTTTTTTAGTCATACTGTCTCCTTTTGAGTGCTGCGAATTTCAGCGATAAATGCTTGAGCTTTTTCTATGTCCCTTTTGAGGCCTTCTAAGCACACACGAAGCTCAATGCCATCGACACGCTTCTTGGTGGCTAAACCACGGAGAATGTCAGTGTAGAAGTAGTTGAGGCCTCCGTAGGCTATGATCGCACCTGACTTGCACAGGCCTTCTTCTACTAACTTGTCAATCTCTAAGTCACTGGCTGTTTTCTGAGCGTTGAGGCCGTGGCCTTGGTTGAAGTAGTGGAACTTCGCAATGTCCTTATTAGTCCAGTTACGGCCTGTGGTGTGTGCGAAGAAGATAGCATCATGTTTCATAGTAGTGGTTCCTTAATGGTTAACTGTCTTGAGAGACACAATACACCATGCAAACACTGTGCCAGCTTTGCAGTTTACCCCTGACTAACAGCTTATCCACAGGCATCTCTAGAGTGTAGCTTCTAAGTTATCCACAGGCATTTTAGTTATCCACAATTCTCAGAGTTATCCACAGGGTGCACTGTATTGGTGATAATGTGCACTATATTGATGCACTGACACCCTTAAATGCACCATGTTGGTGATACTGGGTAGTACTTCAGAGGGTGCTACATCGTCCCTCACGTGTCAACTTCCCGACACTGTCAATATTCCGACACTGTAACTGTCAAGTTTCCGACAGTGTACCTACACAGTAACTACGAAGTGAGTACTTACTAACTTAAGAGATCGTAAGTGTACTTATGACTTTGTAGGCACTGCGAAGTAAGCACTAACTAACTTCATAGGGGGGGAGGGTCATCGTAACTATGAAGGTTGTTGTAGGAGCCTCTGAAGTTCACAAAAAAGGAAATATAGACCTTAACAGTCATCAGAGATAACCCTATGATTCGTAAGGCTAAAGTAGAACTTCAAAGTACAAACCAGACACCCTAGGAAAGGGGAACGTCTAAGTTAACATATATGTGATTAGAATTACACAAAAGAAGAAATATATGTGTACATGACAATAAAAGCTTGACAAATAGACAAAAGTATGATACAATATTCTTTATAGGATATAATTGAGTTTACTGAGAAGCCTGACCCCACTTCTAAGTTAGTCTGAGATGCACACCCTAGTAGGGGAACATAGTAGTTAAAACACACTTAGATTAATTTAAGTAATAACTTACTAAGTAAATTAATATTAATTACTTATAATGTTTATATGTCTATATAACTTAAATATAATGTCTTAGTACTCTATAGTACTATACTTAGAAAGTCTCCCAATAGAGGACAAAGACGAAATGACTAGACCAACAGGTAATAAGAGAGGTCGTACCTCAACTAAGGAACTTAAGTCCATAACTGAGAACCGTAGTGTAGGTAGACCTAAAGGTGATGCAGCTATCATCAATGAATATAAGCTTAGAATGCTTAACTCACCTAAGAGTGCTAAGGTTCTAGAAGCTATTTATGATGCAGCATTGAATGATGAACATAAGAATCAAGCAGCAGCTTGGAAGTTAATTGTTGATAGGATTGTCCCTGTAAGTGTCTTTGAGGCACAGAAGGCTGGTAACAATACACCAACAGTGTCTATTAACATTACAGGCTTAACGTCACCTCTAGTTTCTACTACTGACAGTGAGGTCATAGATGTCTGAACGCAGTGCTGAACTTAACTTCCAACTGCTTAAATGGCAGCAGAGTGTCTTTAAAGATACTACAAGGTTTAAAGTAGTTGCAGCAGGTAGGCGTTGTGGTAAGTCAAGGCTGTCAGCTATATCGTTATTGATTGAGGGTTTAAACTGTCCTGAAGGCTCAGCTGTGATGTACATAGCACCTACCCTAGGACAAGCTAGAACGATTATGTGGGACTTACTGCATGAGCTGGGTAGACCAGTCATTAAAGCAAGTCACATCAATAATCTAGAGATAACACTGATTAATGGTAGGAAGATACTGGTACGAGGTGCAGATAACCCAGATAGTCTCCGAGGTGTCTCATTGACCTTTGTAGTACTTGATGAGTGTGCTTTCGTTAAAGAAGATACATGGCAGAAGATTATCAGGGCTTCACTGTCAGACAAGAAGGGTAGAGCTTTATTCATCTCAACACCATCAGGTCGTAATTGGTTCTATGACATCTTTAAGCTAGGTAGCTTTGAAGACAAGGCTGACCAGATTGACGAAGAGTGGAAGTCATGGCACTTCACAACAGCTGACAATGAGACTATTGATCCTAAGGAAGTTGAGGCTGCAAAGAGAACACTGAGTTCATTTGCATTCAAGCAGGAATACTTGTCTAGCTTTGATACTGCAGGTGCAGATGTCTTTAAAGAGGAATGGTTCAAGACTGCTGAAGAACCTCAGTTTGGTACATACATTGTAGCGATTGACTTAGCTGGCTTTGAAGAAGTTGGTAAGAATGCAGGTGCATCTAAGAAGAGACTAGATGAGACAGCCATTGCTGTAGTTAAGCTTGAGGACAATGGTGACTGGTGGGTTCACAAGATACAGCATGGTAGGTGGGACATTAGAGAGACTGCAGTTAACATCTTGAAGGTGGTTAGAGACTTCCAGCCTACAAGCATTGGTATTGAGCGAGGAGCATTAAAGAATGCTGTACTGCCATACCTTAATGACTTGATGAGGAAGAATAACATCTATGCTCACATACAGGACTTAACTCACGGTAACAAGAAGAAGACTGACAGGGTTGTCTGGAGCTTACAAGGTCGTATGGAACATGGAAGGGTATCCTTCAATGAGAAAGAAGACTGGAGTGAGTTCAGAGATCAATTAGTGATGTTCCCCACAGCTGGTGTACATGATGACTTGGTAGATGCTTTAAGTTACATTGACCAGTTAGCTATCACAAGCTACAACACAGACTACGAAGATGATGACTACGAAGTCTTAGACGTTATTTCAGGTTATTAAAAGGAATACTATCATGGCTAAAATGGGTTTGTATGCAAATATCAATGCTAAACGTAAACGTATAGCTGCAGGTTCAGGTGAGAAGATGAACAAGGTAGGCTCTAAAGCTGCACCGTCTAAGATGGACTTCATTAACTCAGCTAAGACTGCTAAGACTAAGAAGCCAACTAAAAAGGGTTACTAAAATGGCAGCTGGTTCTAAACATTACTTTAAAGATGGTAGAGAGCACAAAGGTGCAGTGCACAAGGATGCCAGTGGTAAGCTGATGTCAGGTGCTAAGCATACAGCCTCTAGTCAATACTTAGTTCACACTAAAAAGAAAAGTAAGCCATCTACTAAAACTAAAGGTAAGTAATAAGATGAAAGATTCTAGACTTGATAGAGCTGGTGTCAGTGGCTTTAACAAACCTAAGCGTACACCTAATCATCCAACTAAAAGTCACGTAGTTGTGGCTAAAGAGGGTGATGAAGTTAAGACTATCAGGTTTGGACAGCAGGGTGTTCAAGGATCTCCAGAAGGTTCAGCTCGTAGTGATTCCTTTAAAGCTAGACACGCTAAGAACATAGCTAAAGGTAAGATGTCAGCGGCTTATTGGGCTAACAAAGTTAAATGGTAATGAACAAGGAATAAACACAATGGCTTTAACTAATGATAAGTTTAATGATGATGAGAAGAACGGTACGTCCTTTGAGGAACCTACAGAGACTGAGAAAGAATTAACCTCATGGGTTACTCAGCACATTACTCGCTGGCGTGACCACCGAGATGCTAACTACATGGACTTGTGGCAGGAGTATGAGCGAGTCTTCCGAGGTATCTGGTCTTCTGAGGATAAGCAACGTGAGTCAGAGCGTTCACGTATCATCTCTCCAGCTACACAGCAAGCCATTGAGACTCGTCACGCTGAGATCATGGAAGCTATCTTCGGTCAAGGTGAATTCTTTGACATCTCCGATGATGTTCTAGATGTAGATGGTAATCCTTTAGATGTTGAACAAATCAAGATTCAACTGCATGAGGACTTTAAGAGAGACAAGATTAAGAAAGCTATTGACCAGATTGAGTTGATGGCTGAGATTTATGGTACAGGTATTGGTGAAATCATTGTTAAGACTGAGAAAGAGTACATACCAGCTACTCAAGCTATTCCCGGTATTGCTAACGCAGCTGCTATTGGGGTTCAAGAGAAGGATAGAGTTGCTGTTAAGATTAAACCAGTTAACCCTAAAAACTTCCTTATTGATCCTAATGCTGATTCCATTGACGATGCTTTGGGCGTTGCTATCGAGAAGTACGTATCCATTCACAAGATTGTTGAAGGTATTGAAAGAGGCATTTACAAGAAGGTAGACATCACCACAGCCTCAGAAGATGAAGACTTAGAAGTAACTCAAGACTTGAAGACCTATCAAGATGATAAGGTTAAGCTAATCACTTACTATGGTTTAATTCCTCGTGAGTACTTAGATGGTGAAGAGTCAACCGAGTATGCTGAGTTGTTCCCTGAAGGCTCAGCAGCTGAAGACTACTCAGACTTGGTAGAAGCTATTGTCGTTATTGCCAATGACTCAATCTTGCTCAAGGCTGAAGCTAATCCTTACATGATGAAGGATCGTCCAGTTATTGCCTACCAAGATGATACAGTCCCCGGACGCTTCTGGGGTCGAGGCACAGCTGAGAAAGCCTACAATATGCAGAAGGCTATTGATGGTCAGTTACGTGCTCACATGGACTCCCTAGCCCTTACCACAGCACCTATGATTGCAATGGATGCTACAAGGCTCCCACGTGGTGCTAAGTTTGAGATTAAGCCCGGTAAGGCTATCTTGACCAATGGCTCACCATCTGAGATCTTGTATCCCTTCAAGTTCGGTCAGACTGATGGTAATGCAGTTGCAGCAGCGCAGAACTTTGAGCGTATGCTACTACAAGCTACAGGCACAGTTGACAGCGCAGGTATGCCATCTAATGTACCTCGTGACGCAGGTGCTGGTGGTATGTCAATGGCTATGGCTGGCATCATCAAGAAGTACAAGCGTACCTTGAGTAACTTCCAAGAAGACTTCATGATCCCGTTCATTAACAAGGCTGCCTTCCGTTATATGCAGTTTGACAGTGAGCGTTATCCATCAGTTGACATGACATTCGTACCTACAGCTACCTTGGGTATCTTGGCACGAGAGTTTGAACAACAACAGATGATTGGTTTGTTGCAGACCTTAGGCCCAAATACTCCAGTATTGCCATTGATCCTTAAAGGTATCTTGCAGAACAGCTCATTGTCTAACCGTGGTGAGTTGATGAAGGCTTTGGATCAGATGTCTCAACCTAATCCACAGGCTGCTGAGGCTGAGCAGATGCAACAACAGGCTGCAATGGAGCTGGCACAGGCTCAAGTGGCTGACTTGACCTCTAAGGCTCAGAAACAGTCAGCTGAGGCTCAGAAGACCATGATTGAAGCTCAAATGATCCCTGAAGAGC